GTCGCTTAAGACGCGTTATCTATTTGTTCCTATGGCATCGACGTTTTGAACGCCGATCCATAGGGTTACGGTAGACATCCCTAAAACTATCTTTTCCAAGGATAGAGTGTGGTTGGACTTATAAGTGGGAACGAATCTCATACTAGAACCGCGACAGGCGTTTCACCGACATGGCCTCGAAGGCCTGTTTCGATGAACGTTTCCGTCGTATGATTCTAGGTGGAGCTTTACGCTCCACAAATTTTGCTACCTTTCTCCAGCGCTTCACCGATCGCGGTATTAGCACCTGTACGACTTGAGCATTAGAGATTTCAACCTCTTCTGTCTCCCGTCGCACAAGGTTAATCCGTGTCGGCACAAGTGCCAGGATTGATAGGCAAGATTCAATGAGACGAAGCGATTTCGTAAGATCTCGCTCTCGATCCCATACCTTCTTGGCTTCACGTAGTATTTCACCTGCTTGGTCTATAGCTGAAGTGAACTTCGAAATAAATCGAGGTTTCACGACGCTTTTAAACCACAGCGTGTACTCGCCCGTGAACGCATCACCCATCGGATGTTCTTGGCGAAGAAGAGCCTTCTTACCCGTATTAGGGATAAAAAGGTTGTCAACGACGCTTTGAACTCTTTTGAGTGCTGGTTCCAAGACAGAGTCAACCACCTCAGACCAAATCAGTGTGAAGATTTTCTCTTCATCACTGACCCGCACCTTAGCTCTAGTATTTCCCGTCATGGTGACGGCCAAATACCAGTCTAAGAGTGAGGCTGCTCCTCGCGGAGCACCTGGTCTAAGGAGAAGTAATAGCGTGGATGAAAGGATCCGAGGAAGCCCGGTCAGCACCCTTGCGGATGCTGCCGATGCCGCCTTGAATCCGACACCTATGTACCGCGCCACCTGATACAGAGGGATCTCTATACCAAGTTTTGCTTCGCAAGCAGCAAGGACTTCGGGTACAAACCCTGGTCCAAGCCACCCAACGGAAATACCCGCAAGTGAGAGAGGAGATACCTCCTCACCCTTGTAGTAAAACCGTTTAGCGAACTCCAACGATGAATTCGAAGAGATAATCGACTTGTGAAAGCCGATCGTAACTCCGAACTCAGTCATCAGATGCACATATTCGGCAGCTACACCGTGATCACAGATCACGATGTCGTCACCGAGCACCGCATACCATGTGAACCAAGATCTATGTCCCACTCGCCAGGCGGCGAATTGGACTATAGCATGATGGGTCCAAGCCAGCATCCCCCAAGAGGAATAAGCCCCCATTGGTTGGCCTACGCTGTATCTGACAAAGGTTGAACCTTTGCCAAAAGTGGTACCGAACTCTTTTGGAGTCCGGTAGTCACGTTCAGTTAGTATGGCTCGCCAAGTGTTGGCAAATGAATCAAGGGTGAATGCTCCAAGGACAAGCAC